TACTTTCAATTCATATAATTCTTGTAGACCAAATGGTTTTCAACCTGGATTTAGAGATAATTTTGGGGCTATAATAAATTATATATCGAAGGACATGTATATATCTACTACAAATCATTTAGTTCTTTGTAATAATAAATACAAAAGTAAACCAACAATTAAAGTTAAAATAAAAGACATAAAAAAAGTTCCGTAAAAATCATTAGATGCAATAGATAGTCCGAGAATATTAATTCTTTTTGAATGAAAACCTTCATTAGGTTTACCTAAAATATCTTTATAATCATATAAATTCATTTATAATATAAATTATTTTATTTAAATTTTTTTAAACTATCAGGTTCATATCCCTTAGATTCTTCTATACCACCTTCCATATCTTCATCCAAATATTCATCCAAATATTCATTGTCGTCGTATTCGTCTTTTTTATCATCGTCGTCGTATTCGTCTTCTTTATCATATTCGTTGATCATTTTTTTAGGTTCATTTTCTTCATTTTCTTCTATGTTTACAGATTCGTTTATTTCGTTTGTATTATTCTTAAATTCATTATTCATTATAAAATATCTTGCGTATCTAATAACATCTATTGAAGATATAAAATTTTCTTCCATTAAATCTTCAACTGTATTAAGAGATACAAATTTTTCTTTATTAATTTCTTTATTTTTTAAAATATAAAATCCAAGAATAAACGCAACTGGATTAAGATGTATACTTTTTTCTGGATTAGAATAATGAATATTATCTATACAGTTTTCTAAATATTCTAAATTTATTGTTTTAAGTTCTTTTGGAAAATCATCTTGATCTTTTATACTTAATAATACAGCATTCATTTTTTCTTTAAATTGAGCAATAGGATCTCCTTCATTAAGTTTGTTTCTTTTTGTTGTTCTTTCTTTATGTTTATATTCTGATTGCATTTTATTAAATAAAACAAAATTTAAAATTGATTTAAAATTTTTGAATTAATTTTTTAAAAACAAAATGATTAATATTATACTTGCAGTCGATAAAAATTATGGTCTAGGAAAATCAAATAAATTAGCATGGAAAATATCGGATGATTTAAAACTATTTAAAGAAAAAACAACAAATTCTGTTTGTATTGTCGGGGCTAAAACTTTTTCAAATTTACCTGAATTACCAAACAGAACAGTAATTCCAGTTTCAAGATATGACGAAAGATACATAGATTTTGATTCAGCATTGTATGAAGTAGGAATAAATTATCCAGATAAAGAAATATATATAATTGGCGGAGGTAGATTATATGAATATGTTTTAAATAAATATAGAAAAGAAAAAATGTTAGATAATATACGTATACATATATCATTTCTAAAAAATACTTATGATTGTGATTTATTTTTTGATAAAACTCTTTTAAAAGATTTTTATATTGAAACAAAAAAATCTTATGATGATTTTGAACATTGTGAAATGATTTATAAAAAATATGGAGAATATCAATATATTAATCTATTAGAAGATATTATTGAAAATGGCGATGAAAGAATCGGTCGAAATGGAATTGTTATATCAAGTTTTTGTAAACATTTAAAGTTTGATTTACGTGATGGATTTCCTTTATTAACAACAAAAAAAATGTTTTTGAAAGGTATTATTGAAGAATTATTATTCTTTATTAGAGGTGATACAAATTCTAAAATTTTAGAAGAGAAAGGAATAAATATTTGGAAAGGTAATACAAATCGTGAGTTTTTAGACGCAAATGGATTTAAATACAGAAAAGAAGGAGAAATGGGACCTATGTATGGGTATCAATGGAGACGTTTTAACTCCATTTCTAATGAAAAAGAAAAATATGACTTGGAAAATTGTAAATATATACATTTTATTTACAAAGCATATAATAAAAATAACGCGACTCATGAAAGCGGACAAATTGAATCTATAGATTTTGATATTGACCAACTAAATTTTGTTATAAATGAAATTAAAACTAATCCTACTTCTAGAAGAATTTTAATGACAACTTTTAATCCATCACAAGTAAATTATGGGGTTTTGTATCCATGTCATTCAATCATACTTCAATTTTATGTTCAAGATGAATATCTTGATATGTTCTGTTATAATCGTTCAAATGATAACTTTCACGGAACTCCGTTTAATATAGCATCAACATCTTTATTTTTAATGATAATTGCACAAATAACAAATTTAATTCCAAGATATGTTAATATTTCTCAAGGTGATTCGCATATATATGAAGAACATATAGATGCAATACAAGAACAAATTTTAAGAATTCCTTATGTATTCCCAAAACTTATATTACCTGAATTTAAATCGATTGAAGAAGTTGAAAAACTTACGTATTCTGATTTTAGAATAGAAAATTATAATTCTTATCCCACAATAAAAAAAGAAATGATAGCTTAAATTAATTCTATATTATATGTTTTTAACATATAATATACAAATTTTAATATACAAATTTCAATTATTATATTCCATATCTAATTCATTATAAATAGGGTCAATTGGTTTACCATAAAAACCCTGACTATTCATATATTTAATACCCTTCATAGCAGCATTTTGCTCGGCAATATTTTGCAACGAACCGAAACCGACACCTAATAATGTTTTATTTTTATCATATGCTTTAGAAGTAGTTATTTTTTTATCTTTATCTCTTTCAGCTTTATACGTTACTTCACCTAATTTATTAAAATCAAATAATTGTTTTAATCTTGTCTTATAATCATATAAATCTTCGTATTTAAATGAAATTTTTAACTCATCAAAAATACTTTCTAAAATATTGTAAACAATAGAATAACCAACTCCTACACCAATATGTTTAAAATGATTATCTATTAAAAGTTCAGTAACTCCAATAAAAGCCTCTAAAACATCTTCCAGTAAATCCTTTTTTTTTTTATTTCTTTCAACAATTGCAGAACTTATATAATTCCAAAATCCAAGTTTTTCAGCAATCGGAAAAAAAGATTGTTTTGAACCATAATTAATTTTTAATCTCGCCAAAATTTTAACACCTTCTGGACATTTTGTTTTTGGAAATCTCTGTATCATATAATTACTGATAAATTTATTTGCTGATAAATCCCCTAATTGTTCGTATATTTCATAATTATTTACTGGATCAGCAGTTCCAGACGTAAAAGCATAACCATATTCTTTTAAACTTTCTTCGGTTAAAAGAATATTATAATAATGTTCTTTTAAATTTGCTTTTTTTAATACAGTTTTTAACATATCTTTAAAATCATTTCCTCTTGAACCATAATAAATTTCCATATCATTATCTTCATTCATATAATTTTCCATTTGTAGTATATTTTTTTATTATAAACAAGTTTTTTAAAATCAATTTTTTTTTATTCAAAATAATAAATATGGCAAATCAATGTAATAACTGTAATATACAAAATTCAAATCCAAGTTTCAGTAATTCTGGGAATACATTTAATAGAATTAATATTAATCCTCCACCTAAACGATATAATCCTGGATTACCAAACCCTGTTACTACTGGAAGTGAGACAACCGATATTGTTAATAAAATAATTAATGTATCTTCACAATCAGCGTATGGAGGCGATAGCATAAAAAATAAAAGTTTAAGTAAAGCTAATTTACAGACTGCCGATGTATTAAGTAAAGTATTAGATGTTGCATCTGAAATGGTTGATTTAGATACAGGAAAAAAGAAAGTTTTTGAAACTGCAAATAGAAAAAAATTTATATTGGATGAAAATAAAAAGCAAGATTCAAAAATTCTTTTTAATCAAGGTAGAACAAGACCTAAAATACAAAAAGTTGATATTATTAAAAAAGAAGATAAAAATGATAAAACAAAAAAAAGAAAATATAGAACAGTTGGAACAGTTTTAGCTTCATCCCCTGAATTTGTAGCAAAATTTAACCAATTAAGTAAAGAACAACCAAAAATTATAATGAAACAAGTAATAAAAGATGATTTACCTTATTCTTTCGATGGAGTAAAAACATGGAAAGATTTTATACAACCTATTAGATCTCAAGGTTTATGTGGTTCATGTTGGGCGTTTGCTAGTACTTTTTGTCTTGCTTCTAGACTTAGTATTTATACTAATGGTAAATATAATTATGTTTTTTCACCTGCAAAAATGGTTTATTGTAATGTTACATTACCTGATACAGGTGAAACAGAATTGAATAAAATAAAAAAAATGTTATCAAATGGACAAAGATATGATTACAATAATAAAAATAATTTAGATAATACATCATATGGATGTGCAGGTGAAACACTTATAAATACATGGCAATTTTTATATAGAATAGGAGTTCCAGAAGATTCATGTTTATTATATGGAGATGAAAATACTTCGTCTAACGTTAAATTTAATTTAACATTGTATGATGAAATACGATATACATGTGCTGATTTTATATCCGATAGTTTTGATTATTGTCCTTCATCTAAACAATATATGATATCTCATAGAGCAGGTGGATATTATTATGTACCAGGTACAATAAATAATGAAGATCCATCTAAATCAGGAACAGAATATAATATAAGAAAAGAAATATATAAATGGGGACCATGTACTTCTGGTATGATAGTACATGATGATTTTGTAAATTGGGATGGAAATGGTGTATATGAATATGATAAAAAATCAGAAAAAATAGGTGGACATGCAATTGTTATAATGGGATGGGGAGAAGAAAATGGTAAAAAATATTGGATAGTTAGAAATAGTTGGGGTGAAGATTGGGGTGATAAAGGTTATTGTAAAGTATTAAGAGGTGTAAATCATTGCGAAATCGAAGAAAATTGTTTTGTAGGATTTCCAAATATACCAGGAATACGTTTACATTTAGAATATCCAATATTATATCAATTGGAAGATTATGTTTCTAAATATTTGTATAATATACATGATAGTGGATATAAAAATTCTATATATGAACAAATTGCTTTAGGTAAAATTAAAGATATTAAAATTCAAAATCTATATAGTGTTGATACATTTCAAGATTTTAGTAAATTTATTGCGGGTAAAGTAGTAAATAAAGAAATGTTTTTATATGAAGATAAAGATTTAAATGTTCTAAACATGACAAGTAAATTACATAACAATAATGTTATTCACTTTAAATATTCTATTATTATTATATTATTTTTATTATTAATTTTCTTGTAAATAAATAAAATGAATAATAGAAATCCTGGAAGATATAGACCTAGAAGACCTGGATTTTTTTCACCATCTCTTAGAATGCAATCTCCAAATCAAACAACTATACAATCTCCTCGTACACCATCACCTCGAAATAGAGGTAGAACTATGGCGCGTCGTCAACATTTAGTTAGAAATCCTTATGATTATATTACTCCTCCACCAACTATACGACACGATCCAAATGTAAATTTGAGAAGATTTTATGGAATTGATGAAAATAATAGTCAAGATGAAGATGAAGATGATAGAAGGTGTGATAACGAAGATGATAGAAGTCGTGGTTTTTTATATAACTATGATAGTGAAAATGAAGGAAGTGGAAGTGAAGGAAGTGAAAATGAAGGAAGTGGAAGTGAAGGAAGTGAAGGAAGTGGAAGTGATGGAAGTAAGAAGAGAAGTAAGAAGAGAAATAAGAAGAGAAGTAAGAAAAGAAGCATAAAGAAAAGTAAGAAAAGAAGTATTACTTCAATGTTTTCAAGACCAAAAGGTAAAGGTTTACTAATTTTAAAAATGTTAAAAACTAAAAGCCCCAAAAAAGTATATAATATATTAAAGAAAAAAAGTATAAAATCTGGAAAAAAAACATGGACTAAATTAAGTACTATACGTACTTTCAAAAAACTTCATATGTAAAAGAAAAATAAAGAATAATTTTTTATTTTTATTAATAAATGATAGATGAATATTTAGTATTAATAAAAATTGGATGTCCTTATTCTGAAAATGCAATATCTTTATTAAAAGAAAAAAAACAAAAACATCATTTTGTTGATTATTTTAAATTATCAAAAAAAATGAAAGATAACGTTAATGAATTGATTAAAAGTTTAAATAAAAACAAAGAATATAATTATTATCCAAAAATATTTAAGAATGAAGAATTTATAGGTGGATTTGATAAATTGTCAAAAATTTTAACAAAATAAGAACTATTTAAAGAGTTAAAATAACGAAAAAAAATGACAACAACCGTATATAATTTAAATAGCATAAAACAATTGATTGATTTAAATGGTGATAGAACTAATTTTGAATTACAATTTAAAATTGATTCAACGGATGGTTCACCATTTGACGTGTTAATCGTTACACAAGAAATGCTCGATTCTGGACAAGAATTAATATATCAAAAAGCAGATGGTTCAATAGGTGGAAATATTGTAGCCGATCAAGGTTTATATCAAAATTATCTATTACTTTTAAAATCAGATGAACCAACAGAAGTAACCGTTTACACACAAATAAAAGATTTACCTATGTCTCAACCTCAACAACAACCTCAACAACAACCTCAACAACAACCTCAACAACAACCTCAACAACAAGTTCAATCTCATCAATATCAACAATTACAATCTCAACAATATTCTCCGATAAATAAGAGAAGGAAAAATAATAAAATAAATTGGTCTAATATTATTCTAATTGTAATAGGAGTTGTTTTATTTGTAATTGTTTGCTGGATGTTTTATAAATATTTTACGAAAGATGAAAATATAAAAAAAGAAATATTAGATACAGACAAATTAACACATGATATATCACAAAGTTTAGTATCTACAATTGATGAAAAATTAAACAATTCAGCAAACAATATAACCAAAACATTAACTAAAACTGTTGATAATATAAATGAAAAAATTGATGGTAAACTAAATAATTTACATAAAGAAATGAATGAATTACCGAATAAATTTGACAATAAATTATCCGATAATTTAAACGAACTAAATGAAAATATTTCAAAATTACCTGTAAAATTATCAAATAATTTAAACGAATTAAATGATAATATTTCAAAGTTACCAAGTCAATTATCAGGTAATTTAACTGAATTAAATGATAATATTTCAAAGTTACCTAGTCAATTATCAGATAATTTTTCAAAATTACACGAACAGTTTCAAGGAGATATTGAAAAAAATAATGGACTTATAAGTGAAGCAATAGGAAATACATTAAACAAAGCTCAATTATCTAAATCAACTGACTTGGATTCTATAAAATCACAATTAAATGATATAAGTGTTAAATTAAATAATGAAGATGGTCAAATTAAAAATCCTTTAAGTAAATCATTGAATAAAGAAAATTTAAAAAACACGATTAAGAACTTAAAGATTTCTTCGCAATTATAAAATGTATTATGACAATAAAAAAAGAAATATTATATCCAATGTTTCTTGAATGTTTTCAATTTACTACTGATAGTTTTTGGGAAAACGTATTTGAAGATTTAGCATATGGTAAAACACCGTATGGAACGTATATAAATAAAAATTTTTTATGTTGCAATTATAAAAATAAAGAGTTTAGTTATAAAATAGAAAAAAAAGACCCTCTGTTATTATATAATGATGTTTATAATTTACTCGTAAAAAAATTAGGATTATTATCAGTAAGAGATAAATTAAATAAAAAAATAGATTTTAATAACATAGAAGAAGATTTAAAAAATACAAGAAAAAATTGGAATAATATCAGGAAGAAAAATATAAAAGATTTGTTAATCGAAAATTATGTAATAAACATGAAAAATAAATATAATTTGAATGTATCACAATCAAGAAAATTAATTTCAACTATTTTTATAGGTCTTATATTTAAAGTTTTTTCAGTTAAAGATATCAATTATGATGACGGAGTAATTACAAGTATTGATGGAATTACTTTTGAAGATAATAAAGTTATTTTGGAAAGAGATATATATGATATAGAAAATGATTATAGAAAATGTATTTTAATCGATAAACAATTAATTTCAGATAATTGGGAAAAATATTTGAATAATTTACAAAAATTATTATAATTTTAAAATGAAGTAATTTTAATTAAAATGAAATGATTTTAAAATTAAATTTGTATTTAGAAAATGATTTTTTGTTTCTAAACTTTAAAAGAAAGGAAGAAGAAAAGAAAATCCTTTAACTTTATAAATGAAATAATTTTAAAAGAACTTATTTAAAAATTGTTTTTTTATATGTAAAATGTCAACAATCGATAAATATATTTCTGAAAATAATAACGAAAAAGCAATCGAAGAATGTATAAATAAAAATTTATATTATTTAGCTTTTTTACTATCTAAAGCTACTAAAATTAACAAATTTGATACAGATATTTACTCTAAATTAAATGATAGTTTACCCGAACACTTACGTAAAAATATTTTATTTTCTAATAAAATTAGAGTTTTATTAACTTGTAGTTGGACTTCTTCTGATGAATTATGTAAATTATGGTCTAAAATGAGTAAAAATAAAAATTGTTGGAATGAAATACAAATCGTATCTTCCGAACCTGCCGATTATTATTGTGTTATTAACAGACCATCTGATAATAATATGATTTTAGACAAGAAAAAAACTATTCTTTTTAGAATGGAACCAAATATGGAACAAGATGTAAGACAATGGGGTCCTGAATGGTGCAATCCGAATATTAATGATTTTTTGTTTGTTGGAAATCATAATTTGCATTTAAATAATTTGGAATGGCATTTATCTAAAAATTATAACGAATTATCAAATGATATAATTGAAAAAAATGATTCTCTCTCAAATATATTAACTACTATTTTAAGTGATAAATACATCGACAAAGGACATATAAAAAGAGTTGATTTTGTTAAGTATTTAGAAAAGAAAGGTGTAAATGTCGATGTGTACGGAAGTAATAAATTTTTATGGAAAAATTATAAAGGTTCTTTACCATATCATGAGAAAGATGATTCATTATTTCCTTATAAATATAGTTTTAATTGTGAAAATCATTCAATTAAAAATTATTGTACTGAAAAATTAGTTGATGGAATATTAGCCGAAACACTCGTTTTTTATTCTGGATGTTATAATATAAAAGATTATATTGATGAAAAAGCATTTGTTTATCTTGAATTAAGTAATTTCGAACAAGATTATCAACTAATTAAAAAAGCAATTGAAGAAGATTGGTGGACGCAAAGATTACCATATATTAAAGAAGCAAAAAATAAGATATTAAATGAATTGCAATTTTTCCCACGTTTAGAAAATATAATTAAAAAAAATGATTTATAATAACTCAAATAAATTAAAAAATCATACTGATATGGAAACTTATGATTTTGAAACTTATTCTTGTTCTTCTGATAATGTTATAGAACGTTTGAGAGAATATGGCGTTGCTGTTATACCAAGTATATTATCTGAAGATGAATGTAATGATATGATTGATAATATGTGGAATTATTTAGAAGAATTAACTACTGGTTGTGAATTTGAAATTAAGAGAACCGATAATACAACTTGGAGTAATATTTATAAATTATTACCTTTACATTCTATGTTAATTCAACATTGGGGTATTGGACATTCTGAATTAACATGGAAAATTAGACAAAATCCTAAAATTATAGATGTATTTGCTAATATATATAAAGTAAAACATGAAGAATTATTAGTTAGTTTTGATGGTGCATCTATACATATGCCTCCAGAAATAACTAAGAAAGGATGGAATTACAATAAATTATGGTATCATACAGACCAAACTTTTACAATAAATAAATTTCAGTGTGTTCAAGGTTGGGTTACAGGTTTCGATGTAAATGAAGGAGATGCAACGCTTTCTTTTTTAGAAGGAAGTCATAAATATCATAAAGATTTTGCTGAAATGTTTGATAATAAAGATAAAAGTAATTGGTATAAATTTGATGAAGACGAACTCGAATTTTTTAAATTAGCAGGTTGCCCAGAAAAGAAAATTAAGTGCCCTAAAGGTTCTCTTGTTTTATTTGATTCACGTCTTGTTCATTGTGGAACAGAAGCATACAGATGGAGAAAAAAACAAAATTTTAGATGTGTTGTATATGTATGTTATCAACCGCGTTATTTATCAGATAATAAAAATATAGAAAAGAAGAAAAAAGCATTTGAAGAATCAAGAATGACAACACACTGGGCTTGTAAAATAAAACTTTTTTCTAAAACACCAAGAACATATGGACAACAAATACCAGTATTAAATAAAATTAAAAAACCAGTATTGACTAAGTTAGGAAGAAAACTAGCAGGATTTTAATTAAGTATACAATTATTTTTTAACCAATTTGGTTAAAAAATATACGGCTGTGAATTATTAAGGATATGAAGTTGGAATACCGCATTTATTTGTCGTCATCAAATAACACGTTTCTAAATCACCGCATTCTAAATCAAGACCCATATAACATGGCTTATTACAATCAATTGTTTCATATGTTTGACCACAAAAATTATGTGATTGGGAGTCATCTGGATTTGGTGGTAAGGTACTGCTTTCTGAAGATGGAACATTATTTATAGTTGTATATTGATAACTTGGACTTGGTGTTGTTGGTGAATTGTTTTGTGGTAAACTATTTGTAATTTGAATAATATTTTCATTTTTTAATCTTAATGCAATATTAGATGCATATACTCCTTTGTCTTTTTTACCATAAACATCTACTTTAAGAAAATTTGTTGCATCTTGCATTGTAGTTATAGTTTTCTTTATCATTGCAGGTTGATAAATAATACCTCTTAATTTTGCTTCTTGAAATTGATTTGATAATTCTTTTAAAGCACCCATATAGATTTGAACACTATTACTATTATATGGTATTAAATTAATAACATCATTATTAAGATCATTCCTTAATTGATTTGCTAAATTTTGATTTGGTATTTCAAAAGAAGGAATATAAGTTCTTTGTTCTATACGATTTGTATTAACGGAACCTGTATCAGAACAACGAAAACAATTGGCTAATTGCTGTTCACCTAATTTATCTTCTGTTTTGTAATCATTCTTAATTTTATTAAATATTCTATTTGCAGTATTTTCATATTTTTCAACTACATTATTAACATTATTTATTAATCTTTCAATAAATTTTTTATTGTCTCTGTTTATTATTGATTTTCCAAGTTCTCCTCCATTTGCTGCCGTCATTCTTAAAATGGTTGCCGCTTGAAGATTTTTACTTATTGATTCGTGTTGCTGTCCACTATATGGAGAATAATTACTATTTTGATAAGCATGATTAAATTGATCTGAAACAAGACGAGCAAATCGCGGAACAGCAGATAAAATATTAGATGAATTACTAATAGTTGATAAACACACTTCATGATTCAAATAATCAATATTTAATTGAGGATCTATTGTAGAAGGTAAAATTGCTGAATTATTTAGAGTAGGAATAAATGTTCCAATTTCAACTCTACTATCTGGAATAAGAATAGGTGAACCAATTGCATATGTTCTGGGTTCTACAGAATGAGCATATATTTGTAAAGTACAATCACCGACAATATTACAACCAGTAAATCCAGGTATTTTAGTTACTAAATTAGTAAAATCAGTTGGTACAGTAAATGAAATCATATTATCTTGATAACCTTCTCCACAACATGAAGGTTTTTTTATTGGGACAACAATATTATCACCTAAAATACTTTTAATCCATATATTAATTTCACATTCTGATGAATGTGGGTTATTCCAACGAAGAGGAATTAAAGTTTGTTTACCGATATTTGTAATTATTGGATTACCGAATGTTTCTCCTTCGTATGTTCTAAATGGAAGCATATCTCTTCCAATTTCTTCTTCGAAATTACGATTATCTTGTTCATTATCTATATTAGAACGTAAAAAATTGTCATAATTATTTTCATGTTGATTTTTTAAACCTTGATAATTAAATGTACTTGGTTCCATATAAATTGCTATTGATTTTTTTACGAATGGAATAGCATTGTCTCCATTTTCCACTACAAAGTTTTTCTTTGGTGAAGAAGCCATACGTAAATCAGCATATGAAAAATTTAATATATTCAGAAAGATTAAAGTAATTTTTTTCATTTATTTTATTTTATTTTATTTTTTCTTTAAATAATAAAATGAAAGAATGCGGTACATGTACTTATCATAATAAAGATGATGCAAAAATATGTGAATTATGTGGAAACAAATTGAGAAAAGAAATAAAAA